TATAAATCTCCATTTGCAGGTATTACAGATAAATTACATGCAAAGCAACAAGACGATAATTTAAAACAAGCTAGGCTTAAAAGCGCAGATGACGCACGTAATCAAGCTGCTGGATTAGGTAAAGTGGATGATTTCGGAGGAATGAATACAGGATTTCAGCAAGCAAACGACGCTAATGCCGCATTTTTAGGCGCAACAAATCAACCAATAACGTTTAGTGATGACGGAGCTGCAGCTAATAGAATTTCTGGTGGTGATGATGCGGCTGCATTAAATTTTATGGCTAGAAAAGACACTGCAACTGAAGCAGCTGCTGTTAAAGGTGAAAGCAAATCTGCAAATTCTGGAGCTGTATTTTTTCCTAAAAAAGGCGCACCAGCAATAACATTATATTTTCCGCCAAGTATGGCTTTTCTAGACGGTGTTGGTTATGAAAATGCATCTTTAGGGCAAGCAGGAGCTTCAGTAATGGCTGGACTCGAAGGAGGAATGAGTGGCATGGAAGCAGCAATGGGTGCATTGAAAGAAGAAGGTAAAGCTTTACTTGATACAATTACTGGAAAAGAAAAAACAACACCAGCTGCTATAAACGCAATGAAGCAATCAATCGCAAAAGTTAACTCTAGATTTAATCCAGTACCAAGTCTAAGAAATGCTGTAGCTTTAGTAAATAGATTTACAGTAAATCCTAATGTAAGAGCTGTGTTTCAAGGAGTAAACATACGTGAATTTTCTTTTCAATTTAAATTAATACCTACATCGCCTGAAGAAGCAGATGTCATACAAAAAATAATAAAACATTTTAGAACAGAATTATATCCTGAAGGGTTTCCAGTAAGTTTTGGCACATCAAGTGTTGATTTAGGTTATCATTTTCCAAATGCATTTAAGATTGCATTTAAGTTTAATGGAAGAATTAATAAAAAGTTTCCTAAAATTAAAGAGTGTTATTTAAGAACTTTTTCAGCAACCACTAATTCTACTGGAGGAGGACTACGTAAAGATGGCCAGCCGAACGAAATAGATATTACGATGGCCTTTGTAGAACATAAAACACTCACATCAGCGGATATAAAGAAAGGATTCTAATGTTATATTTTAATGAATTTGATAATATAAATTATAATTTTGGAAACGAAACCGATAAAGTTGTATTTCAAAATATATCTCTATACGGTGATGTTATTGATCAAGTTAAAGATAATGTTACATTTGCTAATGGCCATACTATACAAGAAGGTTTTAGACCAGATCAAGTTTCAATTCAATTATATGATACGCCACTTCATTATTGGACTTTTTACTTACTTAATGATAATTTAAGAGAACAAGGTTGGCCTTTAAACAACCATGAGCTTACAAATTATATACGTAAATCTTTTCCTAATACTACAATAACTACTAGAGATAGTGATTTAGCTAATAAATTTAAAATTGGTCAAACTATAACTGGTAACACTTCTGGTAAATCAGGAAAAATTATTAGAAGAAATATAAACTTAGGGCAAATATTCATAGAAGGTGATATTACTTTTACAACTTCAGGAGAAAACTATATATCTATTAATTCAGAAGGAACTGAAGAAAATTTAGTTTCTGTTTCAAGTGAAAAAGAATATTTATCAGAAAGTCATTATATAAATGGTGATGGAGAAATAGTTGATATAGATCCAACAGTTGGTCCAGGCGCGCTTTTAACTGGTCAAACATTCGAAGAAATATATTTTAATGTAAATTCAAATTTAAGACAAATAAAAGTAATTAAACCAGAATTAATTAATAGTATTGTTTCAAGTTTTAAAAAATCGATAAGAGGCTAAATGGAAAACAGTATTGAATCAGGTACCGATTATCTTATAAAACAAGCAGTAATCAGTTCAACTAGAACTGACACTGAAATTGAAATAACGGCTGCTGTAGCAGAAATGATTATATATGAGCATATAGAAAAGCCATATTTAACAATGAGACTTTCATTTAAAGAAGAACAAAATCTGTTGCAACAGATTGATTTCCAAGGTGGAGAAAAATTAACAATTACAATACAGCAGTTAGAAGAAACTATAACTGGTCATGATATTACAAAAGAGTTTCTAGTAGATGAAATTGAAAAAGTAGTACGTGTTGACGAAAGAACTGAAATTGCTTTTTTACATTGTATTGAATTTCATGTATTTGAATCTTCAGCACAAAATGTTAATAAATCATATAACGGATCACCTTCAGAAATGATTAAAAAAGTTATTGAAAATCATATAACAAAAGAAGTTATGGTTGATGGCAGTGACGACATACAAAATATGAAAGTTATAATTCCTAATTTGCATCCTATAGAAGCAGCATTGTGGTTAACACAACGAGCAAGTACAAAAGAAGGTCTTCCTTTTTATTTGTTTTCTACATTAGGCACTGACAATTTAGTATTAAAAGACTTAGAAAAAATGTTAACTCAACAAGCTATAAACACTGAAACGCCATATACTTATGCACCAAGTGCATCCACTAGTAACAAAATAAAACATTATTTAATAGAAGAATATGAATACAGTAAAACAGAAAATTTACTTAAAATAATGAGAAACGGTAACGTTGGAGCTAAATACGTTTTTTACGACACATTTAGAGGCGTTCCTAGTGAGATCTCTTATGACGTCGATAAAGTATTTCAAGGTCTTATTACAAAAGAATTGTTAGGCGGAGAAAATTCAAGATATAATCATTCACCTGAATTTAAAGTTAAAGATAAAAAAATTGGAAGTTATGACTCAAAAGTATTTTCTCAAATATCGTCATCTGGCGCATATGAGACAGTTGGGACTAATTTTCAAAGTTATAATGATGAACCTACAGGCGGAGGTCAAACAAAAACCATAAATAGAAATTCATTAAAAGAATTTATTACTAAATCACCTATAACAATTACTGTAAGAGGACGAGAATTTTTAACAGGTGATGCAAACTACACAATTGGTAAAACTATTCGTATTAGATTCTTAGATACAAATACAGTAATTGAAAATAAAGTAGCTAAACTTGATTTAAAAAAATCTGGAGATTATATAGTTATGAGTGCTAAGCACGTATTTAATGGCCAAAAAATAACTTCTGAGTTAATATGTGGAAGAGTTGCATCATTAGGTGTAGAGGCTGATATATAATGCAAGAATTTTACGGTGATAATGCAAGATGGTTTATAGGATTTGTTGTTAATAATATAGATCCTTTAAAATTAGATCGAGTTAAAGTAAGAATACAGGGATTACATTCTGCAGATGTTAATGACATACCTGATGACGATTTGCCATGGGCTCAAGTTAACATACCTGTAACTGAAGATGGCAGTTCAGGTCAAGGAAGTAATTCACAATTAAAAGTTAGAGCTCAAGTGTTCGGAATATTTTTAGATGGTCGAAATTCACAATTGCCATTAGTATTAGGATCTATTCCAAAAATAGAAACTAAAAGAAATACTGTACAAGAAGTTGTTAATGACGTAACTATAGAATTAAATGGAAATACAAATATTGAAAAAGCATTTAATTTTTTTATATCACCAGCTGGTGGTCAATTTACGCCGCAACAGGCTGCAGGTATGATAGGTAATTTTTGTGTAGAATCAGGAGCTACTACTAATCGTGGAGATATTAATCCAGCTGCTGTTTCTGGATTTCAAAATGAAGGATCGTTTGGAATTGCGCAATGGAATCCTGCCAAAAAAGCAGGAGATAGGTTTGGAGAATTAATGAAGTTTGCTGCAAGCATTGGTCAATCTCATAGACTTATTGAAACACAAATTAGATTTGTAAAGTATGAGCTAGAAACTTTACCGTATTTAGGAATTGGAAAACTTAGAAAAGCTGAAACAGTTAAAGAAGCAACTATTGTATTTCAAGATAAGTATGAAAGGCCAAATAAAGCTTTAGCTCATACTAATCAACGAATAGCATTTGCGCAAGAAACTATAAAAAAACTTGGAGTTGGAGCTGAGGTAGTAATTTTATGAGTGAATCAGAAACAATAGAACTAAAAGGAAAATCAATTGCTTTCGGTAAAGGGCCTTTAGGAAAACATAGAAAGTTTGATGGAAGAACTTTTAATTTTGGACCTAAAGACGACATTGCAGAAATTATTGAGATTAGAGCTGGAACTGGATCTTTAAGCTCGAGCTTGTTATATAAAGGTGTAGACTATACCCATAATAAATCTTCTGTGACTTTAAATAATAATTATACGTATATTAGAATTGAATTTATTCGAAATGTTTCTGAAGATGAGTTTCAACAAGCCACTGAAAATGCACCCTTTCTTAGAGATATAAGAGCTAATTTACTAGCAAATGTCGGAGGTGCAGAAAAAGCTACAGCTGAAAATGAAAAAGCTAAATTTAAAATAAGCAATACAGCTATAGTTAATGATCCTGGTAAAGTTGTATCTGGATTTATGGGTTTAGTAGGTGGAGCTAAACCTACGGCTAATTTTGTTGATAGACCTAGAGTAACAAAATTATTAGAAAGTGCTGGCGATGGATCTGCTAATAAACAATCTACAAATACAACTGTGCTAGGAAATCTTTTAAAATCTTCGAGTATGAAAGATACTAATTTAAATAAAGCAGTTTTTGTAAATGGAACTAGAAACGAAATACAAAATACATTTAAAAAACATATGCCAGGAATAAATAAAAATAATCTTAAAGAGCAAATGAAATTCTTTATTCCTTCAGGACTATCAGACAAAATTTTAAAAACAGCTGAAGAAGCTTCAGATGATAAAGAAGCAGGCACAGATCCAATTAAAAATATTGTTACAAAACAAAAAGAAGTTATAAAAGCAAGAGCACAATTAAGTAATAATGCAGGAAGTGGTTTAGGCCTTAAAGATCTTTTCGGAAACATATTAGATATGTGCCCAGCTGGTGCTAGATCTAATGTAAATGTACAACCAAATATATTAGCTGCAGCAAAAGGTTTAACACCACCAGGTATTCCAGGTGATATAAATTTACCAATATCAAATATTTCATCAGGTCTTAAATTATCTGCAGAAGAAATTGCAAACCCGGCAGTTATAAAAGAGTTAATGCCCGGAACTAATTCAGTTACAGGAAAAATTGATTATAATACTAATATGAGTAAAGCAATGGGTAAAGGTAAATTAACACCTAACATGCAACCAGTTGTTGGAAAAGATGAAGTATCTAGTACAGAAGCTGAATCAAATTGGAAAGGTTATCTTACTAATTCCAGCGATTATAACTTTGAAACACTAGGGTCTTTAGATAAATTATGTAATTATTTAGATGGGCATCCTCGAGTTACTGGTAAAGGTATAAATGCTTTTACTTTTGCAATTGTTGACTGGACAACTGATGACTTAGTTGATTTTGATACGCCAGGTCTTCATGAAGAAATGAAAAAAATTGATTTAGATGACGAAATATCTACTCTTACATCATCTGGTAAAACTCCAACAGAAGCATCATCTGAAGCGCGTAAAGAGTTAGAAGGTTTAAATTCTAGATTATATGGATTACAAGCACATTTTGTAATTGAAAGAGATGGCACATGTAAAAAAGGAAGACCTTTAGGAGAAACACTTGACCCTGTATTTGACAATTATGCCAATAAAGGTATATACATTCTTATTATAGCAGGTAAAACTAATCCTCCTACAACTCAACAAGCAGCCACACTAGATACTGTTTGCGCTGGAATATTAGCGTATATGTATCAAATTCAATTAATAGGCGTATATGAAATTGATTCAGATTACATCGCGCCAGGCTTAGATATTGAAGCAATAAGAAAAAAATACGGTAAAGTTTTAACAATAGATCCAGCTGATTCAAGATCTGCAGAAATATCTAGAGCACAACAAGCGCTAATTAAACCACCAGAAGTAGCAAAGCCTACAACTACTAAGCTTAAAACAGAAGAATCATTTAGCCCTACTAAAATCACTAAAGACTATGAAAACATTGATCCTGCTACAGGTAACAAAAAGGTAGTAACCTTAGAAGAAGCTCAAGCTGAAATGAAAACTGCATTAACAGAGATTCAACAAAACAAAGGGGATATTAAAGCTGAGATGGAAGCTAATATAACAAAAGCTAGAGGAGATGCTAGTAAGATATTAGGTGATAAAAATGCAAAAGCTTTGTTTGGAGCAACTGATGGATTGTCAGCTGGCTTTGATGAAAACATTAAAAAATTAAATTTTGATAATTTAAGTCAATTAACAGATAAATTTAACTTCATAAAATAAAGAGACAATATTATGCCAATGGAAAATAAAGATTTTAGCAAAGCTTCGATTAATAATAATCGAAATGGTTTTGCTGATAGAACAGGAAGTTATCCTAAACAAGGTTCTATTAATTCGCCTTCAGTGAATGATAAAGCAAGAGGAACAACTAGAGTAAACGTTGAATTAGGCGGAGCATCTGCAGATATAGATCTAGAAATAAAAGAAGAACCAGCATCAATATATCCTAATTCTCAAGTTAAAGAAACTGCTTCTGGACACATTATAGAAACTGATGATACACCTGGTGGTGAGCGTGTTATGATTAGGCATAGAACTGGTTCAGGCGTAGAAATGAGAGCAGATGGAACTGTAGTATATGGTTCAGTGGCTAACACAATAAGAGTAACAGCTCATGACGAAAAAGTTATTGTTGATGGCGATGGTGAACTTCATTATAATGGAAATTTAAAATTAAAAGTTTCTGGAGATTTTGATTTAGAAGTCGGAGGAGATTTTAATGTAAAAGTAGAAGGCGATGTTGATCAAACAATAAAAAGAGGTTATAAACAAGATATTGGTGGAAGTAAAGAAGTTCAAATAATTGAAAGTAAATCAGAAACAATAGGGATAGATGCAACAACATTTATACATGGAAATAATACAAGTATTATAAAAAAATCAAATGGATTATTTGTAGGAGAAGATCAAGCACAAAATATTGGTGGTACACTAGTTATGACAGCTGAAAAAGAAATTACACTCTCATCAAAAAGTGTGAATATTGCTGCATCATCTTTAGCAATGCTAGGTGATAGTGGAACTATTGGAGGTACTGATATGGTATATTATGGAAAAACTGCGCACATTCCAAGAATTAATTCAACTTCAATCCATGCTACAACATTTCACGGAGATTTAAATGGTGTAGCTGAAAAAGCAAATGAAGCAAATAAAGCTGGAACTGCAGTTCCAGGACCTGCTGGCACGGGCGGAACACCAACAGTTACAACTGCAACAAATAAAGTTACAGCAGAGCCAACAACTTCTTTATTAAACGACGCGTTAGAAAACTCTTCAATAGGAATAAAAAGAGTAGATATCGATACATCAAAAGGTTTATTTAACAGGTTAAATAGATTAGATCATTATGGTGGAGTATCAAAAACAGATTTAACTACACGTCAAGTAAGATCAAAGTTAAGAGATCCAAATAATATTAATAACGAAACTTTTACAGGAGCTTGTATTGCTGAAGGCATATTATCACCATTTTTTTCTCGAGAAGCAATACTAACAGTTGACAGAATAGTTTCAAATGAAAAAAGTCTTAGAATTCCAAGTACAATTATGGGAAATCCAGCTAATCCTATGGAAAGATTTATAGGTACTCCTAATAGCGTAAATAAAACTGATGCTTTACCAGATGCTAAATTTAATCCAGTGTTTCAAGAAGGATCTATATCAAGTAGAACACGATTGGCCGAAGGAATTACCATGGCTACATTTTTAGGTGGAGTAGGCGATCCTGTAACTTTAACTCATATTCTTGATGATGGCGAAAGACTAAACCTAGCTAAACAATATACATTGCACACACGTATTTTAAAAGCGGTAAACTCTCATAAAGCTGTTCGTGAATTTAAAGATTTTAGACTGCAAGTAGTAGAAGGTCTATATAGACCTGAAATAGGTGAAGACTTAGATGTTAGTGATGGAATTAATTATTTAATGTCTAGAGGTAGAGCCGTTGTTTATGAATTAATAAATGAAAAAGGTGAAATAGCTATAGAAAAAACATTTGATTTGGCTGTATATTTTAAAGATAATATACAATTTGAAAAAATGATATTAGATTATGATAATTATAATCCAGATGATTCGTTAAATGCTCAAATTATTATAATAATGCCAGAAATAACACCGCCATGGGAAGTAATTTACACTAATAAAATTGAAACTAGATATAATAACTTTTCTCAAGTAACTAATGAGTTAATGGAAGCATTACCTACTACATAATTGTATAAATAGAACAAAAGGAAATAATATGCCAATTAGAGCTTTTGCAGTAGAAGATGGAAACATAGGAAGTAAAACTATTCTTACTTCTCAAACAAGGTCATCTTTAGATATTGATTTGTCTTTTACTAAAAAAGCGTCAGGTGATATATTTAAGAAACAACATGCTGCAGCTGTAAAACAAGCAGTAAGAAATTTATTACTTACTAATTTTAGTGAAAAGCCATTTCAACCTAGATTTGGTGGAAATCTAAATTCATTATTATTTGCTTTAAATACTGATATTGATGATGAAGATTTAGAAGAACAAATAATTCAAGCAATTGAGATATTTGAACCTAGAGCTAAAGTTCTAAATATAGCTACTAATTTAAACGAAGATTCACACGAAATAAAAGTTTCAGTCACCTTTAAAGTAATTAATACAAATGAAACTGTTACTACTAATATAGATTTAACAAGGTTAAGATAATGGCAACAACAATTAAATCAACTCAATTAGACTTTGACACTATAAAAAGTAAATTAAAAGAATATTTAAAACAACAAGCTGAATTTCAAGATTATGATTTTGAGGCTTCTGGCTTAAGTAATATATTAGATGTTTTAGCATATAACACGCATTTTACTGGATTAAACGCTAACTTTGCGTTAAACGAATCTTTTATTAATACTGCGCAATTAAGAAGTTCAGTTGCGTCTCTAGCAGAAGGATTAGGTTATACTCCAAGGTCTTATGTTTCATCTGAAGCAAGTTTAGATTTATCACTTAGTATCACTACAACACCGCGGCCTGCAGCTATAATACTTCCAAGAAATACTCAGTTTACAACTAGCGTTGATGATGTTTCGTATACTTTTCAGACAAGAGAGTCGTTTTCTGCTAATGACAATGGAAACGGAATATATCAATTTTTAAACTCTACTAATGGAACTGGAATACCTGTATTTGAAGGAACAGAAAAAACTAAAACATTTTTTGTAGGAGATACATCTGATACTCAAATATATGTGATACCCGATATCACATTAGATACTACTACATTAAGAATACGCGTATTTCCAACTGCAGGTTCAACACTTTTTGACACATATACTGATATTAAAAAAGCTGTTAAAATAGAAAATGACTCAACATACTATCAAATTAAAGAAGTTCCTAATGGTTATTATGAGTTAATTTTTGGTGATGGATTAACTACTGGCAAAGCGCCTAAAGCAGGTAATAAAATTGTAGTAGATTATTTATCAACACTAGGCTCAGCCGGAAATGGTGGTGTTACTTTTACGCCAAAATCAAGTATAAGAATAAACGATGTAGATTATAATATGATTGTAGTTACTACTGCAAATTCGGCAGGAGGAGCGTTTAAAGAAAATATTGAATCAATAAGGCAAAATGCTCCTATAGCATTCACGTCTCAGCGCAGACTTGTAACAGCTGAAGATTATAAAGGACAAATTCTTTCAAATTATAACGCTTATTTAGATGATGTAACGTCTTATGGAGGCCACGATAATGTTCCAGCTACATATGGAGTTGTATATCTTGGATTAAAATTTAAAGACGGAATAACAGCTAGCACACAACTATCAGTTAAAGATCAAATAAAAACAGAGTTAACTGATAATATGTCAGTTATGTCTATTACAAGTGAATACGTAGATCCGATAACAACACTTGTACAATTATCTACAAATTTTAATTTAGATCCAGATTTAACTAGTTCAACTCTTCAAGCTATGCAAAATTTAGTACAAAATGCAATTACAGAATATTTTTCTGTAAATTTAGGAAAATTTAATAAAGTATTTAGAAGATCTAATTTGTTAACTATTATCGATGCGTTAGACCCCGCAATACTTAACTCTAGAATGGATGTAAAGCTCTTACAAACCTTTGTTCCAACTAATAACATATCTTTGTCTTACACTATAACGTACCCTGTTAAATTAGCTGCGCCAGATACAACAATAGCCACACTGAAATCATCTGGATTTGTTTTTAATTCTAAATCTTGTTTTTTACAAAATGAAATAGGATCTAGCAAAATACAAGTTGTATCTTCTACTGGATCAATTGAGGTTGACAATGTTGGAACATACAATGCAGATTTAGGCACTGTTAATTTAGTTGGGTTTAAGCCTTCATCTATAGAAGGTTCTTTTATAAGTATATCTATAACACCAGCTAATCAGAATACAATTAGGCC